GGGATTAGTTCAATGGTAGAGCACCGGTCTCCAAAACCGTCGATGGGGGTTCGAGTCCCTCATCCCCTGCTGTAAAAGCCTAGTATTTACTAGGCTTTTTTCTTTTCGTGTTGCATGTCGTGTTGCATCATACTTTCAAAATAAGTGTCTATTTTCTTATCTACCTCTTTTCTTTCCGTACTAAAAGTATGCGTGTAAATATTTTTCATTACATGCGGAGTTTTCCATCCACCTCTTTCCTGAGCATATTTTTCCGGGATGTTCAGTGCAGCCATGACAGAGGCATTGACGTGCCGCAGATCATGAAAGGACATGTGTGGAAGTCCACTCTTTTCCAAAAGGGCATTAAAACGATGGTGTATCTTATTGTAAGTCATTGGAACGATAACATCTCCCGGGACATTAGTGATAAGTTCTTTGATGTAGGGTGGCATCTTGTGCCTCCTAAGCCTTGTCTGCACCTTTCCTGTGCTTTTCCTGAAGTCTTTATTGTCTGCACTGACTAATACCTCATGGATAGTAATATAGTCCCCAGAAATGGATTTCGACTTGGTAAGCCCTCTGATTTCCGACATGGAGAAGCTAAGCCACATGGCCAGAAGCACTGGAAGCTCAATATCTGTTCCCTCAAATACGGAGAAGATAGCATCCGGTGTATTAAGCTCTTTAATCTGCCGGTGATATTTTGGTAATGTGACGGAGCAGTTTAAATCCTTTCTGTAAGTGTTTAGTGCTGCTGTGATTAATCCATATTCATTTTTTACTGTCTTAGCAGAAATGGTTTCCATCGGTTTTTTTCGGTTCTTTCTTTTTGCCTCTTGGTTTACCGCCTCTTGGAGCATTTCTGTGGTGATATCCCTGATTGGGACATCCATTAGGAACTTGAAACCGTTTTTCCGCTTCTTTTTGTAATCTGAAATGGTAGTAATACTCAGGACTGCATCTTTTGATTCAATATACTTATCAATCGCAGTCCCCAGGGTGATATTGTTTATTTTCAGAATATCATCTTTTTTTGCTGCCCAGTCCGCAGCCTGCTTTTCTGCATCACGTTTTCCTTTCGGACCCGGAATATCACTGGTGAAGGATTTATAGATTCTTTTCTTTTTTGTGGTGCCGTCCGGCTGTGGAATTTCTTCGGTGTGTGAATACACCTGACACCGCCAGGATCCTGACGGAAGTTTTTTAGCTGTTGCCATAATTCATCTTCCTTTCTATTTTTGAGTATAAAAATAACAGCCCTCGAAAATATGTTCCGATTGCAAGGCTGTTCCGAAGATGATACAATATATTTGTGATTAAAGAGTATATCTTCGGATATAGTCCTAACCGTTCCTGCTGGCACAGGAGCGGTTTTCTTATTTATTATCTAATGAGATAGCAAGCATAACGTGACAGCTTGTAATCGGGAATCTCTTTAGATGCATTGTTGGGCATATTTATCGTTTTGTTGACCTCAACAAAATGTTCGGAAACTATATTATTGCTGTTATCGCAAGCAGTTATAGCCCTGTTGATTACTTTAAAGAAATTACGCCACTCTGTATAGGTTGTTTTAGATAACACAAGGGCGGGTTTTTTCATATTTGACAAATAATCCAGCTTGACATATAATATACTTAACAAGAGAACCGTTGGTCAGTGCACACCTGACCGCCGGATAAAATAGGTTCAAAAAGTAGCACCTTACTTTACCAGAGCAGGGGTGCTATTTTTTGTGGTTCAATATAGTCAAAACAAGAGTTATGACGGCACAAAGCATAATTACAAAAGTAAATAAATCACTGTATGTAACCATAAGCACCAGCCTCCTTTCTTACGTCCGGCGGCTGATATAGCACCCCAACGGTTCCCTGGGTAAGTATATTATATTGTCAAGATAAATTAGCATAAACTTCCATTGATTTTTCTGATAAATTATGAAATACTATACATATTAGGAGGTGGTCATAATGCTATCAAAGAAATCAGTGTTGTCAAATTATAATAAATTTGTAAAAATACACGAAGAGCGTCATGATTCTGTAAAAAAACGCATGAGTGAGCGTAAAGTAGCATCTGCAAACATGAAGAATAAATTTGCAGAAAGGACAGACTCCATCAATCGGCTTCGAAATAAATAGCTATTGGTTTAATGATTTTATCGTTATTGCAAATCATATTAAAATTGGATAGTATTATATCAATAAACATGGAAGAGACTTTATCTAGATCGTTTGATTGAATGGGAGCAAATGATCCATCAGAATGAGTCTCTTTTTTTATTGAGGAAATAACACCAAATATTTTTATACTTCTATTTGATTCATTTTCGAAAGAAACTTGGGCTTTATTCAAGCGTAATTTATCACGTTTGCAAATTACCAATCCATTATTTACTCTAATAATGATAGAATCAGCAAACAATACATTGGCGAAGGAGGAAAAATCATGTAGCATTTTTATGTTGTTGGAAGCACTTTGAGTTTCTTCTTTCTGTCGATTTATTGCAAGCTGATATGCGGCTCGCTCCTGCTTTGTTGCTTGTGATCCTGGCTTTTTAGTAGATGTACTTACATTTAAGAATGGATTTATATAGTTTAAATCAGTGATAGATTTTAAATACTCAAAATCGTAAATCTGAAATTTGGAACTATATAAGATAAAATCTCCTTCAGATGCAGAATCAAAGAGATGTAATACGCCGTTTTCATTGCAATCTTGTATTAATAAATCGATAGCATAATCACTTAATACATTCTCAACTATATTTTTTGTAAATTCACTTTCTACAGAATTATCTCCTTCGGAAATCTCGCTATGAAGTTTAGCTCCTATTCCCAATATGCCATTTATTCCAGCAATGTGTTTGCTGGAACCACTTATCGAATCGGCACTTTCTGTACCATGTTCGCTAGTTTCCTTAGTCAGTAATCCTTTTTCAAATTGTGCAAGATGAGAATTGAGAAAATTTTCATCTAAATATATATAATCCTTAGTTTTCATGAAATTCCTCCTCATAGTTTATTGTTCAAAATGCCGTAGCGAATTAATCATGTGTAAAATATCCGTCTATTAGTTTCAATTCATCTACAGATGCTTCTCTGCCAGATTTCTTAATCATTTTTGCCATTCTACCTGATTCATTAACACCTAGAGAACAAGCGATTTTACATGCTTTAATAGATTCCTCAAATTTGCCTTGGCGTTCATATAATAACGGTAATTTGGTAAATACTTTAGAACCTGTTAAAGGAGCCTGATTATATTTTAAATCAATTTTTTGCATTTCTTTATAATAACTAATAGCTTCGTAACATTCCTTTTCAATTACTAAAGCTAAATCACCAGTGTAATCTTTAGAATTATACAGAATAGACCATTGCTTATCTATTTTTTCGAGTAGCTTAGAATATTTGTCGAAAACGGGTCGTACTTCTTCTTCATATTTCGAATATATTTCAGAGGGATCATCTTTGAAGTGCCATGAATTTTTCTTTTTTAGAGATTCCCATTCTTCTGAAGTCCCACCTTTGTCTAAAAAAACAAGCCAGTTATCATATTCTGTTTTAGAAAAATCTGGTTTAAATTTTAGGCTGGAAAATAGTCGTGAAAATAATCCCATAGATATTTCCTCCCTCATTTATAAAATTATTAAAACACCGTAGCGAATTAACCGTGTGCCAAATATTCAATACTCTGCACATCATCTTTCTGAAAATCATCTCCCGTAATATGCTTCATAGCATGGAGATATGCTTTCATTTGCTGTTCATAATTAAGCCTTGTATTTATAAATACGGTATAACTTCCATCCTCATTAAGAACAACCATTTCTTTTCCGAAATTCGGAAAATCACGAAAGACAACATTAACATCCTGTGTCGTCATTTCCCCCACGTTCCTTTCGCTTCAAAGCTAGAGCCATGCCGTGTAATGCTTGCAAGTCCTCAGCAGACATTCCACGCTGGACATCAAATAATGCTCGTAATTCTTTATTTTCAAATATTTCTTGTGCTACCTGAGCAGTTTCTTCGTTTATGTAATAGCGGTCAGCTTCTTTTTCTTCTCCTGTCATTAAATAATCAACGGATACATTGAAATAGTTTGCGATAGTTTGAGCAATCTCTCCCGATATAATATTTTTCTTTTTCTTCCATGTTGATATCGTTGACTGAGAAATTCCTGTTTCTTTGCAGAATTTATATGCTGTAATGCCATAGCTTTGTAGTAAATGCTCAAAAATATCATACATAAATTGTCCACCTTTCACAAAAACGCATTACTTCGCAAAAACGCACTAAAAAAGATTGACAACCATAAATCCGAATGCTATACTACAAGTGTACTTCGGAAGTACGAATCAATTAAAAATACATTTCGCAAAATAAATGCTTTATAAAAATGTTATACTTCGTTCACTAAGCAAAGTATAACATAATTACGAAGTATTGACAATGGGGAAAATAAGTAAAAGGAGGAAAATAATGTATAAAAAATTTGCTGTGTTATTAGAAAAAAGTAACAAAACAGCATATCAAGTATCAAAAGACACAGGAATTGCACAGTCGATATTCTCAGAATGGAAATCTGGAAGAATAAAAACCCTTGGTGCAGACAAGCTCAAAATCCTTGCCGATTACTTCGGTGTAAGTATTGAGTATTTCTTGGAATAGGGAGGAAGTGTGAAAAAAATGTATAACGAGGAATTAATTACGGCGGAACAATTAGAAGAACTTGTAAAGAAAGCCGACGAGTTAAATGCTTTCATTAAAGAAATAAAGAGAAAGAACCGTTTAGCAGATTATGCGAAGCTTAGACCGCTTAATAAACCTAAAAATATAGAGGATGATATTCCTATATTCGGTTTTTCAAAGCCTTATGACCAGGATGCATGGAATTGTTTCTGCAAGCTTGCGAAATTACTGCACGAAAACGCTGATGAATTTTATATGGATACAGCGTATTGCCGTGAAAGATATATAAGAAGCACTTGCATTCCTAGCGTAAGCAAGTTTGAGGACTTAACAAATGAACAGATGAGGCTTTCTGGACAAATGATAGATGAAATGATTGCAGTTTACAACAAATATTATATGACTACACACCGCTCTGTTATTTACGACCCAAAAGACGGTACAGGGAAGGTAACTTGTCCAGTGTTACCGCCAATAGATAGGAAATATGCAGGGGGTACATATGAATAATTTACAGATTTTTAATTCAGAAGAATTCGGTCAAATCCGAACAGTAACTATCAATAAAGAACCTTGGTTTGTGGGGAAAGATGTGGCGATTATTCTCGGATATGCAAAACCGCTGAATGCAATCGCAACGCACGTTGATGAAGATGACTCCCTAAAACAGGGACTCACCGATTCGCTTGGAAGAATACAAGAAACAATTCTTATCAATGAATCTGGTCTTTACGCATTAATCTTTGGTAGCAAATTGGATTCCGCCAAACGTTTCAAACACTGGGTAACCTCAGAAGTGCTTCCATCAATCCGCAGAACAGGTTCTTACGAAATGGAGCAGTATTCCCCGGAAATGAAAGCTATCCTGATGCATGATAAGAAATTAGTAAAGATGGATGAGCGTGTGACTAATTTGGAGAACACCATGACGATTGATTACGGACAACAGCAAGTGCTTGGAGAAACTGTTAATCATGTTGTGATTGATCATCTTGGCGGAAAGAACAGTGAGGCATACAAAGAAATAGGGAAGAAAGTATTTGCAGAGTGCAATCGTGACTTGAAACATTACTTCCATGTAAATGCAAGAAACAACGTACCAAAGAAAAAGTTTGAAGAAGCAGTGGAATATGTGAAAACATGGAATCCTTGCACAAATACATTATTACTCATAAAAGAATGTAATTCGCAAATGAATTTCTTGGAGTAGAAAGTGAGGCAAGGGAGACATGGAAATTTTATTCGGGATATTTCTGTTTTTAACCGTTGTAATGTTAGTTATGTGCATAGGCTTTCTAGCAATAATAATTTACGGAGAAACCAAGGATGATTTAGAAGAAATTTATGGGAAATTGAAAGAAAGAAGAAGAAAAAAGAAATGAGGCCCTTACCTCAAAATCACGCACAAGGTAAAGGCCAAAATCATGTATCAAGAAAAGCTTTTCTTTGAGTTTATTGTAGCAGAAGAAAAGAAGAAGAACAAGGGGTGTAAAATGTAAGGTTTTGGCGAAAAAGGAGGTGTTCCATATGCCAGTAGTATATCTAACCGAAACACAAGCCAGAGAAGCCGGTGTCACACAGGTTTTTAAGACTGCAATTATAAAGCAGAACACAGACCAGAAATCCCTTGCAAAGAAAATCGGCATGAAATATAGCACGCTACACAAGCGTATCCACATGCCAGAGACAGCAACACTGGGAGAATTGTGGAAAATCATGGATGGTTTGGGGATTCCTGAAGAAGAAAGATTAAAGATTGTGAGGTGAGAAAGATGCACAAACAAACAATAAAAGACGCACTATTCTGGACAGTCATATTATTTAATACCGTTCTGGAAGTACCAGATGGCATGTCCATGCCGGCACAGATATTTGGTGCAGGTACAATCTTCTGGTTGGTCTATACGCTGCTAGATAAGTGCAAAGAAGTAACTAAAAAAGTCCGCCAGGCCTAGGAACCAACAGCGGACTAAAACATAAAATACACCTTTATTGTAAGGTGTAGATAGGGAGGATGTCAAGATGTATTGGAAAATTGCAGATGAACTTTATACATTGTCAAGGAAAGTGCTTAAAGAAACAAATTATAGTATCCATTTTGAAATCAATGAAAGGGCAATCCATGTATGGATTAAGAAAGACGGAAACGGCACTGGATTTGATGGGGTTTACGATATTTATAACAGAGATACCATGAGAGAACTGTCATTAGACAATTATGAAATGGCAAGAAAGCATTTGGAACGTTTATTAAAGGAGCGTACATAATGGGAGAATTTATTGTCATTGAGAATGAGGACCATGCTTCCTGGCTAAAAGCAAGAACCTATGGGATTGGTGGTTCGGATGCTTCCGCTATCGTTGGAATGAATCCTTATAAAACAAATATTGATTTGTTTGAGGAAAAGACGGGGCGTAGGATTCCAGAAGATATCTCAGATAAACCATATGTTAGATATGGAACTTTAGCAGAAGAACATATCCGGGCACTGTTTTCTTTTGAATATCCAGAATACAAGGTTTTTTACCACGAAAACAGAATATTAAGAAGCAAAGCCTATCCCTTCTTGCAAGCATCCCTGGATGGGGAGTTAGAAGACGAGGAGGGAAGGAAAGGGATTCTGGAGATTAAAACCACTAATATTCTGCAAAGTATGCAGTATGAAAAATGGAAAGATAGGATTCCAGATAACTACTACATACAGGTCTTACATTACTTGCTGGTAACTGGATATGATTTCGTGGTTCTTAGAGCCCATTTACTTAGCAGTTGGGGAAAAGATAAAAGGACAAGCAGCCGTCACTATTTCATAGAACGCAGCGAAGTAGAAGAGGATTTAAAAATGCTTTTAGAGGAAGAACAGAAGTTTTGGAAGTATGTGGAGAGTGGAAGGAAACCACCTTTGCTGCTCCCTGAGATATAAAGGAGGATACATATGGAATTAATGATCTATAGCCCGGCTGAGAATGAGAGATTGCCGGAAATTCAGTGGAACTTTGAAGAAATCAAAAGATATGCAGCAGAGAAAGCTGCATGGTATCAGAATATCGCTTATACGGATGCAGATACCAAAGAGATGAAGAATGATAAGGCAGAGATTAATAAGTTTATTACTGCTCTGGAAGATGTGAGGAAACAGAAAAAGAAAGAATACCTGGCACCTTATGAAGTTTTTGAAGGGCAGATTAAAGAAACACTCCTGCCACTTAGAAAGACGGTATCTCTGATTACGGAGAAGTTGGATGAGGTAGAGGAACAGTACCGGGAATCCAGAAAAGCCAAGATGGAGGAATTTTACTACAAATACGTGGGTGACCTGCAACCTATGGTACCGTTCCAAAAAACAATTAAGGAAGAGTTTTATAAAAGGTCTTTTACAGATAAGAAGTTGGAACAGGCGTATAGCTGTTTCTTTGAACGCCTAAGAGAGGACATGAAAGGTCTTGACCAGCTGCCGGAAAAATTCCGGGATAAGGCACTTTTAAAATATATGGAAGAATTCTCCTTATCTGCTGCCTTGCAGGAAGGGAAACGTCTGGAAGAACTGGACGAGCTCATGGAAGAGCGAAGAAGAAAAAACGAAGAAGAAAGACAAGCCAGAATGGCAGAAGAAAGCAGACGATTAGAGGCAGCTGCCAGAGAAGCACAGAAGCAGCAGGAAATGACAGCAAAACAGGAATCTATGCAGAAGGAAGAGCCAAAAGCAGAAATGCCACAGGCACCCCAGAACCTTCAGCATCCACAAGAGGAAATCCTTCGTATGGACTTTCGTGTATGGGGCACCAGAGAACAGATCATGGGGCTTCGGCAGTATCTTATCGACAATCATATTAAATTCGGAAAGGTGGAGTAAGAAATGGCAGTACAGAACAGTTTAGCAAACAGAACACAGAAAACAGGGATGGCCGTGTATTTAACACAGGATGCAGTAAAGAAGCAGATCAACAGTGTGGTAGGCGGTAAAAACGGGACAAGATTTATTTCCAGTGTGGTAAGTGCAGTGCAGACCACACCGGCACTTCAGGAATGTACAAATCCCAGTATTTTATCTGCTGCACTGTTAGGAGAAGCATTGAATCTTTCCCCTTCCCCACAGCTGGGGCAGTTTTACATGGTCCCATTCGATAATAAGAAAAAAGGTGTTAAAGAAGCCCAGTTCCAGCTTGGGTATAAGGGATACATCCAGTTAGCAGAACGTTCCGGCTATTATAAGAAATTGAATGTCCTCGCTATTAAAGAAGGGGAACTTATCCGATATGATCCACTGAATGAGGAAATTGAAGTGGAACTGATTGAGGATGATATCGTCCGGGAAGAGACCCCGGCCATGGGTTATTATGCCATGTTTGAATATGAGAATGGTTTCCGCAAGACTATGTACTGGTCAAAAAAGAAAATGCTTGCTCATGCAGAGAAGTATTCCCAGGCATTTAAAAGAAATGGTGGGGCAAAATCTCTGGAACTTCTGGAGCAGGGGAAAATCCCAGAAAAGGACCTTTGGAAATATTCCTCTTTCTGGTTCAAAGATTTTGATGGTATGGCACAAAAGACTATGCTCAGACAGCTTATCAGCAAATGGGGTATCATGAGCATTGACCTTCAGACAGCCATTGACAAGGATATGACAGTGCTACATGAGGATGGTTCTGTGGATTATGTGGAAAACCAGGTGGAAGCAGAAGAGAATGTAGCTGTGGAGCAGGAGTATAAAGAAGTTCCGGCAGAATCAGAGGCTACAGCAAATGGGCAGGAAAGCTTAGAGGATGCTTTCTTTAGACAGTAAATGATAGATGGGTCACGTAAGTGCCTTGATAATATATCACAAAATACATAAGCCCTGGGGAATGCCCCGGGGCAGAAAGGAGTGATGGACATAAACAGCAGGCAGAAGGGAGCCAGGGGAGAACGGGAACTGGCAAACATCTTAAAGGGATATGGATATGAGGAGAGTCGGAGAGGACAGCAATATTGTGGAAGCAATGGAGATGCAGACGTGGTAGGGCTTTCTGGAATCCATATTGAATGCAAGAGGGTAGAAAAGCTAAATTTAGACAAAGCTATGGAGCAGGCAGAGCATGACCGGAAAGAAAATGAAAAACCGGCTGTCTTTCATAGAAAGGACAGGAAATCATGGCTTGTTACTATGAAACTGGAAGACTGGATGGAATTATTCCAGGCCTATGAAAAGCAGATCCAGTAATGCAATGAGAGGAAGGAAGAGACATGGGAAGGCTCAGAAAAGAAGGCAATGAGTTCTTTTCCTTTGATGTAGATTTCTTCTCGGATAAAAAGATAAAAATTTTGAAAGCAAGATACGGAGCAGATGGTATCACATTATACATCTATTTGCTTTGTGAAATTTATAAAAATGGGTTCTATCTAAAGGTAGACGAAGATTTTGAGTTCATTGCTTCAGATGATCTGAACATGAACAGCGATAAGGTGAAGCAGGTCTTGACATTCTTATTGGAACGGTCGATGTTTGATAAACAGCTTTTTCAGTCGGACGCTGTCCTGACCTCAACCGGAATACAGAGGAGGTACCAGCTCATGGTAAAATCCAGGGCTGTAAAAAACCCCATAAAAGTAGAGAGGTACTGGCTTCTTTCAGAAGAAGAAACGGAGACCTTTATTAAAGTGAACTCTTTTTTAAATAATTCCGAGAATAATGAGGATAATTCCAGGAAAAATGATTTTAATTCCGAGAATAATGACACAAAAGAAAAGAAAGGAAAAGAAAAGAATATAGATAGAGATATAGGGGAAAAACAGGAGATTGCATTTGCTGATAAAGACCTGGAGGCAGCTTTCCAACTCTTCGTTACCTGTAGGGCACAGAACGGACACAAGCTGACGGAAGGGCAGATAATCCTTTTGAGGGAGGAATTACAGAACCTTGGTGAAAATGTCCAGGAACGGATTGCTATAGTCAAGAAAGCTACTGTGAATGGCTGGAAGAGTTTCTATCCATTGAAGAAGCAGGACAGCAAAAAACAGAAGCCGAAGAGCAGCAATAAATTCAATAACTTCCACCAGAGGGATTATGATATGCAATCTTTGGAAAAGCAATTATTAAATTCATGAAAGGATACAGTGTTATGCAAGCATTATACACAATACAGGAAGTCGCAATTTTCACGTTTCAGATTTGTGGTTTCCTGATGGGACTGTTGGTGATCTGGATTTTGGTACTGGCAGGAGCTGAGCTTTACCGATACCGGAAGTGTCAGATGGATAAAAACAAGAGGAGAAAGAAGTGGGGGTGACGGTATGGAAAGCCAGGAAGAATGGAAAAAGAAAAAACAGGAACAAAGGGCAAGGTTCACAGCCATACAGAGACTCCCCTACGAAGTAAAACTGGAAAGGCAGAAAAGAAGGGCATGGGAATTTTATGAAAAGATGCAGAGTATGGACATGAACTGTCATGTAAGTGTTGGAGGACTGGACAGTATCACACTTTATTTGTGGCTCAAAAGCATTGGTATCCATGTACCGGCTATATCAGTATCAGGGGTGGAAGATAAAAGCATCCAGAAAATCCATAAGGAGCTTGGCATTGAAAGAATCAAGAGCTACAAAAGCAAGATTGAAGTTTTAAATGAAGTCGGGTTCCCGGTCATATCCAAAAAGATTGCAGGAAGGATAGATTTGCTACAGCACCCGACAGAACACAATAAAACAGTCAGGCATGCCATTATCACAGGAGAATGTGGGGAGCAGGGGCATTTTGCCAAGAACAGCAGGATGCAATTGCCTAAGAGATGGCTGGAACTCTTCGGAGGTCCTGAGAACGAAACAGAAGGAGTACAGTATAAGACAGCACCATTCCTTGTGTCGAACAAATGCTGCTATTTCCTGAAGGAGAAGCCATGTGATGACTGGGCGAAGGAACATAACAGCCATCCATACCTTGGAATGATGGCGTCTGAAAGAGGACAGAGAGAAGAAGCCCTGATAGAGCATGGGTGCAACTACTATGGGAAAACAGTCATGCGTTCCGCCCCGTTTGCCCCATTTACCCGGCAGGATCTGTTAAGACTTGCAGTCGAACTGGAAGTACCTGTACCAGAAATCTACGGGACAATAGAACGGAAACCAGATGGGACACTTTATACGACAAAGGCACAGAGAACAGGGTGCAGCATGTGTGGGTTTGGAATCCACATGGAAAAGAGGCCGCACAGGTTCGATATGCTCAGGGAGCGGAACGAAAAAGAATGGGAATTTTGGATGTACAAATGTGTAAAAGACAAGGAAACCGGTGAGGTGTACGGCTGGGGAAAGGTTCTGGATTACATAGGAGTGGAATGGGAAGACTGGTACGTGGACTGGGAGAAAAGGCAGATGAACATTTTTGAATTCCCGGAATTCCTTCCAGATAGCATGAAAGGGGCAGGGACATGAAGAAAGAAGATTTAATTCCAGGAAAAAACATACCTGAGAAGGCATAAAACAACAGTCCATGGCAGATATGGCAACAAAGAAGCCGAAGCAGAGGGCTATATCGAATGTATGCAGGTGACACCGGCAGGGGCAGTATTCTTTCAGTCGGGGAATTTGCTTAAACTGACGGATGAGAAGATAGAAAGAGAGGTCAAGGACATTGATTGAATTAATCTTTCTGTAGGCGGATATATAGTAAAGAAAATGATTGAAGCACAGGAGGTAGACAATGCAAAAACCGATTTTAGATGTTTGCTGTGGAAGTCGGATGTTTTACTTTGATAAAAATAATCCTAACGTATGTTTTATGGATTCCAGAGAAGTGAAGGATACGCTTTGTGATGGGCGAAAATTAGAGATTAAGCCAGAAATAGTAGGAGATTTCAGAAATATTCCTTTTGAAGATAATACATTTAGAATGGTCGTATTTGATCCACCACATTTGCTAAAAGCCGGAGAAAAATCATGGTTGGCCAAGAAATATGGAAAACTTTAAGAGAATTGGAAAGAAGATTTAAGTCAAGGCTTTAAAGAATGTATGCGAGTACTAAAACATGGTGGAACACTTATTTTCAAATGGAACGAAGAGCAAATAAAATTATCTGAGATTTTGAAATTGTTTTGTGAAAAACCATTATTAGGAAATAAACGTTCAAAAACTCATTGGCTGGTTTTTTATAAGGAGTAAACGATGGACGAGAAGAAAGTTAGAGAAGCGATAGAAGTAATCAAAGGATATAGAAGATTAGATGAATATATGAATAACACAGAAAGATTGCCGTATTGTGACATGGCAATCGAAGCACTGGAAAAGCAGCTACCAAAAGAAATCAAAGCTATTGATCCTGAGCGTAGTGAAGAATTTGGAGATGTTGAATTTTGTTGTCCGAATTGCAACAGTCATTATTTATGTGACATAGCAGATGTGCCAAACTATTGCCCCGAGTGTGGGATAAGATTTGATACATAAAAGGAGAGTGCGAATTATTTCGAGGACAGAGTATGAGGAGAACACGGAGGAATAAAAATGAACGTACTAGAGAAGATTTTGGAAGAGATAGAGAAAAGAAAACAAGAGCATAAGTACAATGCGGAGATGGGAATAAAGGAAACGGTTGATAGAATGGAGGAACTGAATTGGGTAGATGCATTGGTTCGTTACCATATGAATGATGCTATGGACACAAATGTCCCTACCAAAGATGGTTGGATTCCGGCAGATTCCGACAATCAGCCGAAAGACGAGGAACGAGTACTGGTTTCATTTGAAAATTTCAATGAGGTATTAACAGCAAGGTATAAGGCAGAAGAAGAAGGCGGAACATTTCTCTTAGATGCAGATGATACAGACGAGAGTTTTGTGAGCCATGACTTATATGTTAGTGCCTGGCAGCCACTTCCAGACCCATACAAAGGAGAATAAGACTATGACAGAACAAATAAGAACCTGTGCCACCTGCACAGAAAATGACGGAGGCCTGTGCGATTTAAAAGGGCTTTTAGTAGAAGGTGATGATACATGTGAAAGATGGAGCAATAAACAAGCAGACTGGTGGGAACATATGCTGCATACGTTTCTGGCAGGGCATTAAAGAAGGTGACTAAATGGAAATAATAGGATGCGCGTTAATTATAATAATAACAGTTGGTCTACTGGCACTTGCCTGGGCGGCACATGATGAGTAGGAGGGCGGTGCATGAACAAAGAAGGATATAAAGACCCTACTGCGGAAATAGCAGTACATAGAGCCAGCCGGATGCCAAAACACATATGGAATGTATTTAATAAGCTGAATCTGGCAGCAGGAAAATCCGGTATGGAAGTAACAGAGATTAGGGACAAGGAAACAGGGAAGAGATACAGGAGGTGATTCCGGTGGAGGTAAAAACAGAGAATGAAAAGAAAAAAGAATATCTGTGGGGATACCGAAGAGCACAAAGGAAGAAACAACGCCTGGAGGAGCAGTTACAGGAACTTAGACTTAACAAGATGTGCCCTTCTGTTGTACAGGATGGTATGCCTCACGGATCCGGCGGAGGTGATTTGTCCGGATACGCTGCAAAGGTAGACGAACTTGAGGGAGAGATAAGAGAAGCAGCAGATGAGTGTATTGAACAATTAAAAGCTATCCGAGACAAGATAGAGAAGATGCAGGATGAAAACGAAAAGGATGTGCTGAATTATCGGTATATTCGGGGAATGAAGTGGGAAGAGATTGCAGTAAAAATGGGATATACATACAGGAACATTACAAAAATTCATGGGAAAGCATTAATTAATTTTGGTATATGAGTTCCTAGTAATTCCTATTTGGAGTATGCTATAGTACACTTAGGTTAAAACTGATTAACCATTTGAATCCTTCGTATAACGGCAGCAGGGTGTCACAGCCCTGTTGCTGTATCAGGCTCAGACGGTAACGCCTGCAAGGTGGCTCTCATACGGGAGAGAATTGCAAAGACCGTCAATACCCCAAAATATTTTTTTGAAAACGTCTTACTTTTGTAGGGCGTTTTTTGTTGAATATAAAATAATATAGGAGTAAAATAAAAGAAAATATATATTTAGGGGTATTGAAATGACAGAAGAGAAAAAAGAGTATGGCTCAGTAAAGAGAAGTTTTTATTATTACAATCTGGAACTTATGAAAATTAATGAGAGCAATAACTCTATGGTGATTCCGGATAATAGCAAAGAGTGCTATTATAAAATGTTTAAGAAGATACAGAAATGGCAAGGGAATCCTAAGTATAGTGAGAAAATTAAATTATCTACGGTGGATAATGATAAGATTTACATTATTGTAGATACAGTAATTCCTGGAAGACCAATAGAATTTAGAATAGTTTTATGTAGAAATGATGCGTTACCTTATGTGGAAGAAAATGGAATATTGAAGTTTTTAACTGAATTTTTACCTAGAAAATTTTCGCTTGCTGAAATAACGCATTGTGTAATTTTTCCTGAATATAGTTTATTAGGTGCAGAGTACAATTTCCAAGGAGCAAGAGCATCTGTTTTATGCGAATATTTACCTAAAATCACGAAAGAGATAGATTTTATGACTTGCAAAGGGAAATTAAATCAAGATGTACTAAAAAAGCTGATGGACGGTGAAAGCTATAGTTTGTTTTCACTAAGTATTCGGAATAATTCAAAAGCAATGTCATACTTAATGGAACAAAGCTCAATTTTCTTTTTACCTTTTAGAAATATTTCAAATGTAGATGTTTTTGAAATTTCATTTAAACGTAGAAAGACAAAGAAAAAAGACGGATTTGAAGAACCAATGTCTAAGAACCAAATTCAGGAACTTATAACAAATTATAGAGAGGATATTAAATCCTTTAAGATAAGTCAGGGTTCAATAAGAGGAGATTGTATTGATTTATTGAGTGACAAGTTTGTTAAAAGTTGTGAAGTGATTAAAACAGAAAAAAGGACGGTAGATTCCAAAGCAGCATACAGGGAAATTAAAACTTTTTTTGATACAAATGTGAGAAAATATTGTGAACCAGTATAGGAGGATGCTTATGAAAAATGTAAACATCGATAGAGCTTTCATTGTTATTGTATCTATAATATTTCCTTGTATTTTAGGCTTTGCTGTGAGTTATAAGTTAAAAATTGATATACAGAAACTACGTGGAGTTGAAGTGATAAAAATTTTGTTAGGTGTTTGGGCAACATTATTAGGTTTTATTATTACAGCATTATCAATTCTTATTGCGATGCCAGGAGAAGACTATTTAAAGGCTTTAAGAAACACAAAGCATTATGGGACAGTATTATTTGCATATATTTGCACTTGTATTTGTATGTTGGCTGCCATAGTTTTTTCCTCAATTGTAGCATTGCTTGATATATGGAATGAATTGATTTTTTCGATTTTCATTGCATTTGCGGCTAACACGGTGATATTATTGTTGTTATGCTTGTTTTTTATGGCTTTTATGATGCACAAAATGAGAGAATAATTAAAAAGGGATCTATTAAGCATGGGATTTTGTATAAAGTTTGTTGCCTTACACATACTATCCCAGAGGTGATAGCATGAACAAGCAAGAACAGAAAAATAAGCAGAAAAGCCTAAACGAATTCAATAGTGTAACGCAAAAGGTGAAACCGGAAAATCAGAACCAGACACACAATATCCGTTCTGAAGCGGTAGAACCGAAAACCAGACAAGTATAAGGCACCCTTCGGGGTGCTTTTCTATTACCCATAAGGACCCTTAACTCAGCAGGTTAGAGTATTTGCCTCATAAGCAAACAGTCCTGGGTTCGAATCCCAGAGGGTCCATTTACAAAACAAACGAAGAGAGGTGGTGATGTTTGGATGGAGAAGTAAAAGCAACAAATGCAGAACTTGCCTATCAGGATTACCTAAAAGGCATGAAGTACAAAGAAATAGCCGAGAAATACGGTGTGACGATAAATACAGTAAAGTCCTGGAAGACCAGATATAAATGGTCAAAGGATGGTAAAAAAAGTGTGCACACAAAAACGAAAAAGGTGTGCACACAAAAAAGCAACGAAAGTAACGCTAAAAAAGAAGCCATTGCAGAAGCGGTTGGGCAAGTGATAGAAAATGCTGAATTAACCGATAAGCAAAGGCTTTTTTGTTTGTATTATGTGAAGTGTTTTAATGCTACAAAGGCATATAAGAAGGCATACGGATGTAGTTATGAAACGGCAATGACAGAAGGAAGTAAAACCCTAAGAAACCCTAAGATGAAGGAAGAAATTATCAGGTTAAAGCAAAACCGCCTAAACCGGGAAATGCTAGACGAATCTGATATTTTCCAGAAGTACATGGATATAGCCTTTTCAGATGCAACAGATTTCGTAGAATTTGGCCAGGAAGATGTACCAGTGATGGCAGTTTATGGACCGGTACAGGTAAAAGATGAGGAAACAGGAGAAAAGAAAACCCTCACGAAAAGGGTGAATGTTGTTCGTTTTAAAGATTCCTCAGAAGTAGATGGAACCCTAATTGCAGAAGTAAAACAGGGAAAAGATGGTGCAAGCATTAAACTGCCGGACAGAATGAAAGCTCTGGAATGGCTTGCAGAACATATGTATATGGCAACAGAGGAACAAAGAGCAAGAATTGAAAATATAAAGGCTAAGACAGAACAAATAAAAGGTTCCGGACAGGATGAAACAGAGGATAAGGTGATGAAACTGTTTGAAGCCATTGGAGGCACATTAGATGCTGAATCTTAGCAAAGCATATACACCAAAGCAAATAGAAATCCTAAGAGCATGTAGAAATACAGACTGGTTTCTGCTCATAAATCATGGGGCAAAACGGTCTGGTAAAACGCAGTTGGATAACGATATCTTCTTACAGGAGTTGATTCGTATTAGAAAAACTGCAGATAAACTTGGAATTGATACACCACAGTACATTCTTGCTGGATATTCCATGGGAAACATTCAGGATAATATTTTGACGGAATTATCCAATAAATATGGATTTCAATTTAAATTTGATAAATTCAATAATTTTACTTTATTTGGTGTAAAGATAGTACAGACATCACATGGGAATATCAGTGGACTTGGACGCATCCGAGGAATGACAGCTTTTGGTGCTTATATCAATGAAGCGTCTTTGGCAAATCAGGAAGTATTTGACGAAATCAAGGCAAGATGTTCAGGACCAGGCGCCAGGATTATTGCAGATACAAACCCAGATCACCCAGAACATTGGCTTTTGAAAGATTATATAAAATCAACAGCAGCAGGCATTATGAATTTCCATTTCTGTTTGGATGATAACACCTTCCTGGATGAGCGCTATATCAAAAATATCAAAGAATCTACACCAAAAGGAATGTTCTACGATAGGGGGATTAATGGTGCATGGGTTTCTGGAGAAGGGGTCGTGTATCCTGATTTTGACCAGAATGTCCATGTGATTACACCATTGCAGGCAAAACAAATCATCTTTGACAGGGTGTTTTGCGGAGTTGACTGGGGCTGGGAACACTGGGGTGCTATTGTGGTGGTTGGCGTTAAAGGCAGCAGCTACTATATTGTTGAAGAACATGCTGCACAGCATAAGTATATTAAAGACTGGATAACAGTAGCGAAGGATATCATCAGACGTTATGGTGATGTCCCTTTTTATTGCGATCCAGCAAGACCAGAACATATTGCAGCGTTTCAGAATGCAGGCATTAACGCTTATATGGGGAACAATCGTGTTCTTTCTGGCATTGAAGCCATTGCTACTTTAATGACGAACAAACAATTTTTTATTGTATATTCACAGTGCCCAAGGTTCAGGGAAGAAATTTACAAATATATCTGGAAGAAAAATACCGGAGAACCATTAAAAGAAAATGATGATGTTCTATGTGCAATCCGATATGGTATTTATTCTGATATGACAGTGAATGAAATTGAGCTACCTGGACAAAGCATGGCTGAACAGGCAGAGAAATTGAAAGGAATGTTTTAAATGTTAGAAGTAAATAAATTTGAACATGGGACAGATACAGCACATCACACCTCAAAAAGTTTCCAGCAATTGTACGGACCAGAGACAAACCGCTCCTATCGTGCTAATAGCGCAGAGGAAATTTTGGATGATGTGAATAAACTGGCTTCCATGATTCGAAACCATCATGAGGTCCAATGTCCCAGACTTGAGGCATTAGATGACTATATAAAGGCTAGAAATAATGGAATATACAGTGACAATTCTAGGAGAAATGAAGAAGAAAGAGCAGACCACAGGGCGGCTCATAATTTTGCTAAGGTCATCAATGTATTTGATGTTGGTTACAATACAGGAGTTCCTATCAAAAAAGTAAGTGATAATGAAAAAATAAATGAAATCATTGCAGAATACGATAAGGAAAATGATATTGAAGCTCTGGACAGTGAGTTGTGGCGGGAAATGAAAAAGTATGGAAGAGCTTACGAACTCCAATACAGAAATAAACAGGATAAAGACAGATCTGTTATTAGTAATGTGTTTGAAACTTTTGTATGTTATGGGTTAGATGTGGAAAGAACACCACTTTTTGCGGTACGTTATCCGAGATACAAGGTAGAAACTCAGGAATTTACCACCGTTACTGTCTATACGGATAAAGAGATTATTACCTATAAACCATGTCAGATGAATGCGCTGAGGCTGGAAGAAGAGAAAAGGGAACACCATTATTGGGAAGAAGTGCCAATTACAGAGTATTCACCGGACAGATATCGCATGAGCGGATACGAAGATGTAATCCCTCTCATTGATTTATATGATGCAGCGCAATCAGATACCGCTAATTATATGACAGATTTAAATGAAGCAACTATGATAATTACAGGAAATCTAAATCTGAATAAATATAAAACGGACGATCTTATAAAAATGAAAAAAGCAAATTTAATGCTTTTAACAGAAGGAGTGAACCCAGATGGAAGTAAATCACAGACAGATGCAAAATACATCTATAAGCAATATGACGTAACAGGGACGGAAGCTTACAAAGAAAGACTGCAAAAAGATATTCATAAGATTTCCTTTGTGCCGGATTTAACAGATGATTCTTTTTCTGGCACTCAGTCAGGGGAGGCTATGAAGTACAAATTATTCGGATTCCAGCAGATGGCAAAGACAGGACAGCGAGGGTTCAAAAAAGGACTTATGCGAAGATATCGGCTGCTTCTGAACATGAAAAACTACGTGAATGAAGCTGATAATGCGAGCCTTGATAATTTAACCATTACATTCACACCAAACCTTCCAAAAGCTGTATTGGAAGAGTTGAAAACACTTGTTGATTCCGGTATGGAAATTAGCCAGGAAACCCTCATGGGACTTGCCTCCTTCATTGATGATGTGAAAGCAGAGTTAGAAAAAATCCAGAAAGAGGACAAAGAAAACGAGCAAGACCCTGTTATGGCTTCTATGTTTGGAAATCAGGTGCGGCAGGATGATGGGGGGCAGAAGTTCAGGGTAAATCATTAAATGGTGCCCAGACACAAAGCCTTATTGCTATTATGTCACAATTTAGTGCTGGAACTCTTTCGGAAGGACAGGCAGTAAATTTGATATCTACAGCAATTGGAATTAACAAAGATGAGGCAAGGGCAATATTAGATGGAGAATTATAAATGAGTTCACAGGAATACTGGAAAAAAAGAGAAACAGCCCAGCAAAGGAAAAATATCAGGGATGATGCAGCATATCAAAAGCAGATAGCAGAAATTCACCAGAACATGTTAGATGAAATCCAGAAGGAAATTAATGGGTTTTATGTCCGGTATGCGAAGAAGGAAGGAATTACCATTGCGGAAGCCAAGAAACGTGCATCTAAACTGGATATTGAAGAATATGCTAGGAAAGCCAAGAAGTATGTGGCAGAAAAAGATTTCTCAGATAAGGCCAATGAAGAGATGCGCCTTTATAACCTTACCATGAAAGTGAATCGTCTGGAACTGTTAAAGGCTAAGATTGGACTGGAACTGGTCAGTGGATTTGATGAACTGGAAAAGCTTCTGGGAGAAAAATTAACAGAAAAGACATTGGAGGAGCTGGAAAGACAGGCTGGAATCCTTGGAAAATCCATACAGGACAATGCTAAAGCGGCACATGCTATTGTAAATGCTTCTTTCCATAACGCAACTTTTTCAGACCGTATCTGGATGTACCAAGACATGCTAAAGGCAGATTTATCGAAACTTTTGCAGCAGAACATCATACAGGGAAAACACCCAAGAGAACTTGCCACACATCTTAGAAAGCGTTTTGGAGTAAGCCAATTCAATGCAGAGCGTCTTATGATTACAGAGTCTGCCAGAATACAGACAGAAGCCCAGAAGCAATCCCTGGAAAGGAACGGGTTTGAATATTACGAATACATAGCCTGTGGCAAGAGCGATGTATGTGAAATCTGTAAAAGACTGGATGGAAAACATTTTAAAGTCAAAGATATGATGATTGGCGAGAATGCGCCTCCTATGCATCCTTTTTGTCATTGTTCTACAGCGGCATGGGAAGATAACGAAGAGTATGAGGCATGGATGGATTTTCTGGACAAGGGTGGTACTACTGCTGAATGGGAGAAATTGAAAAAGAAAGGGAAAACCATTGCAAAGCAAGTTGATTCTGATACAATGATTCCATCAGGTGCAAAAGAGGTAGCAGATGTGCATACAGTAGGAAAAATTGATAAAGAAATTTACAAATGCATTACAAAGGATATTGTGACGGATGAAGTTATTATTACAGATAACCAGATTCAACATATTAAAGACAGACATCCAAATGATTATGAAAGATTTTCCTCTTATTTTGAGGAGATAGTTGCCAGTCCTGATTATATCATAGAAGCCAATAAACCAAGCACAGCGTTAGTTTTAAAAGAAATAAAAATGGCTCAGGAGGTATTCAAAACGGTGATTCGTTTGGCAACGTCTCAAGATAATCCAAAATACAAGAATTCAATCATCACGTTTATGAAAATAGATGAAAAAGAGTGGAAAAGATTATTGAGGAACAAGAAAATTCTTTACAAGAGGGAATAATCAATGTATTATAGAAGTATGATAAGAACAGAGCTCTTTGAGGTGGAAGATTTCGTGCGGTCCACACGCCGCCGGTACTGACAGGGAAAATCCCGAGAGATGCAGGAGAAGCGCACGCCTGCCAAAGAGTTCTAGTTCTTTGATAGAATATTTTTATATAGTTTTCTATACCATCAGTTAGAAATGGCTGGTGGTATTTTTATGCTCATAGTAGTTTTGACTGAAATATTATAGTATAATTTGATAAAAAATATGGAGGGATTATTATGGGCGAAAGATTAAATAATCTGATAGATTCTGCAAAAGGAGAACTTGGAAAGATATTGATGGAGGAAGCTGGTCCAGCAATAGCTGCAGAGATGGTAAAAGGTACGGCAGTTGAAATTATTGGTGAGGCAGCAGGAATAGTAATACCGGGAGTTGGTAATATGATGTTATCATATAAACAAAAGAAATTAGAAAAAAATTATGAACTGTATATATCCAAAATTGTTGAAAATCAAGATGCAATAAATGCACGGCTTGAGAAACTGGAAGAGGAAAAGAAAAAAGAAATTCAATCGAATTATTTTGGATTAATCGCAGATTATGCTTCCCAAGAAAAGCAACAGGAAAAGATGAATTATATTGTAAATGGTTTTATAAATGTAACAGGAAATGTTCTGTCACAAGAAGATACGATCCTTATGTATTATGATACTCTGGAACAATTAACAATTTTGGATCTGAGAGTGTTAAGGCTTTATATCGCATGTGATGAAGATGTGCAAACAATTATGGAAGATTACAAGCTGGATTATTCACAGTTAGGTATGATTAAGGAAAAATTATCCAGGTTAGGACTTTTAGAAAGCAAAAATGATTTGGATATGGATGAGAATATGAGGAATGTCGCTCAGTACTTAGAAGATGTGACGAAGGGAAAGAAGAATCCTAAGTTAAAACGTCTGAAAAGAATCAGTAAATTTGAATCTTACAGACTTACCTCTTATGGACGAAAGTTATACCAGTTTTTTTCTGGTATTATTGATACAGAATAAGTTTTAGAACACTGCCTGAGAAATTAGGCGGTGTTTTTATGCCCATTTTTAGGGAAAGGCGGTGATGTATTTGATTGTAGTAAAAATCCGTGAAAATAGCTTGATTATAGATGGCCATGCAGGATACGAGGAAAAAGGAAAAGATATTGTATGTGCAGGAGTGACCACTCTTACGCAAAATTTAGTAAAATCCATAGAGGATTTGACTGAGGACAAAATAGAATATGATATCTCGCCCGGAAGGGCTGATATAAAGTATGGGAATCTTTCAGAAAAAGCAAAAACTCTGGTGGATTCCTTTTTCATTGGCATCTGTATGATTGCAGATGAGTTTCCGGACAATGTTCGGATTGTCTAGGCATGGAAGACATAAAAAGCTATGGAGAAGTCAGGCGTGGAAACTATAAGCTACGGGAATCAACGCGATAGATTAAAAAATCGGAGGTAAAAGAAAATGAAGTTTAAAAAGTTTATGATGCTGCATTTATTTGCAGAAGGTTCTGAAGGTTCAGATGGAGATTCCAGAAATGAAGGTGCCGACGGAAATGATCCTGAAACAAAGGAACAGGAAGATGATGAAGAGGATGATCCAGAGGATGAGAAAAAATACTCGGACAAGGATGTAAACAAAATCATTAACCGGAAATTTGCTGAGTGGGAAAAGAAAAAACAAAAAGAAGACGATGAAGCAAAGAAACTGGCAAAAATGAATGCTCAGGAAAAGGCAGACTATAAAAACAAGCAGCTGGAAGATAAGATTGCAGAATTGGAAAATGAGAAGGCTTTGTCTAACATGAGGGATGAAGCGAGAAAAATGCTGTCTGAAAAGAATATCAATATTTCTGATGAGCTGCTTGCTTTTATGGTATCCAAGGATGCTGGAGAAACAAAAAAAGCGGTAGATTCCTTTGCAGAACTTTTTAATGCGGCAGTAAATGAAGCTGTTAAGTCCAAGGCCAGACAAAGCACGCCAAAGGAAGGTGGGGCTTTTTCGGCAGGGTCAAAGAATCTTGGCATTGGAGATATGGCAAGAGAAGCAAGGATTATTAAATAGTGGAGGTAAAGAAAATATGAACAAAAATAAAAAATACGGAATGCAGTTATTTGCACAGACGATCAACCCGGATAATGTAACCATGTACGAACAAAAAGATGGTACTATCCCCGAAAAGTACAACAAGTTGATTTTAAAAGAAATCATCCATGGAAGCAAGGTAATGCAGCTTGCAAAATACGAAGAGATGGACGGAAAAGAGAAAGAATTTGAATACTTCGCAAAAGGACCAGGAGCTTACTGGGTAGGTGAGGGTGAGAAAATCCAGACATCTAAACCACAGTGGATGAAAGCTAAGATGGTTGCTAAGAAGCTGGGCGTTATCATCCCTTGTTCCAGAGAGTTTCTGCATTATAAAATGTCTGATTTCTTTGAGCAGATGAAACCAAAGATTGCAGAAGCCTTCTATCAGAAATTTGACGATGCAGCTATCCGAAATGTAGATAATCCATTTCCTCAGTCTTTGGAAGAATCTGCAGTAGCAGCAGGCAATGTGATTAGTGGAGGTATTAACTACGATAATATCCTTTCCATGGAAGATGCATTAAACGATGCGGATTACGATGTAAATGCATTTATTTCTACCAAAAAGAATCGTAGTACACTTCGCAATGTACATAAAATTGAAAATGGAGTAATTGTGGAAAGCCTGTATGACAGAGGTGCTAATACCATTGACGGACTCCCGGTTGTGGATCTGAAAGGTATGGCAAAAGGAAATCTCTATGCAGGAGATTTCGATTATATGTACTATGGAATCCCGTTTGGTATGTCTTATAAGCTGGATGAATCCGCACAGTTATCTACACTGAAAAATGAGGATGGTACACCGGTGAACCTGTTTGAACAGGAATTAGTAGCCCTTAGAGTCACTATGGATGTAGGATTTATGATTGTAAAAGATGAAGCTTTTGCAAAATTGGAAAAGGCAGAATCCAAGCTGGGGAAACTTACGGTTCAGTCTGCAGCAGGTACTGAGAAGGGAGATACTAAAATTACTGTAACTCCTTCAAAGACAGGTGGAAATACATACAAGTATAAAATTTCTGAAGAAGAAGTGAGTGTTGCATATGAACAGAATGTAAAGACATGGTCTGTGTGGGATGGAACTGCAGATATTACTGCAGAAACAGGGAAAAACATTACTGTAGTGGAGTGTAATGCAGAATACCAGGCAATGAAAGCTGGAACAACCGTTGTAACAGCGAAAGCCTAAGAAGGTGTATGTATGCTTAAGAAATTAAAACAGATGCTTGGCTTTTTGGAAGAAGATAAGTCTGCGGATGGTAAATTATCCTGGATTCTTGATTCTACACAATCAAGACTTAAGGTTCTTCTTGGGGGGATAGAGCCAGGGAACGATCTGGAATATATTGTGATTGAGGTTTCTATTGCCAGATACAACCGAATTGGCTCAGAAGGGCTTTCTTCCCATACAGTAGAGGGAGAGAGTCAGAATTTTCAGGAATCTGATTTTGCAGCTTATATGGACGATATACGGGCATATAAAGAATCTTATAATCAGGATGAGACAAAAGGAGGGATTCTCTGGATATGAGATACGATACACCAGTCTATTTCCAGGAAATTACTCCAGGGGAGTATGACCCAGAAACAGGGGATTACAGGGAAGATACGATACAGGAGACAAAACGCCTGGCATCTGTTATGAACACAGGGGAAGAGACGTTAAAGTTACTCTATGGCAGTATCAAACAAGGAAGCCTTACTATTCAGCTTCAAAATCATTATAACGCCCCGTTCAGCCGCATACGCATTGGAGAGACCGTCTACCAGGTGGATGTTTCCAGGAAGCTTAGGGTAAAGCATACGTTTATTGTATCGGAGGTGCAGGGATGCCAAAAGTAAAGATTGTAGGCGTGGAAAAGCTGCAAAAGAAACTGAGGAAAAATGTGGATATGGAGGAAGTAAAGAAAGTAGTGCGCCATAACGGAGCGGAGATGCAGGCAAAAGTCCAGAGAAATGCTCCTATTGACACAGGTAACTTGCGTAGAAGCGTAGGACTGGAAATACGAGACAACGGTTTAACCGCAGAATCCGAAGCAACAGCAGAATATGCAGGATATGTGGAATATGGAACCAGATACATGAAAGCACAGCCTTATATGCGGCCAGCCTTCGAGGAACAGAAAACCAAGTTCAAAAATGACATGAAGAAATTGACGAGGTGACACCATGGACCCACAGCAGGAAATCTTCACAGAATTGTTATTAAGAATCAAAGCATTGGGATATGACGTATTTGACGGGGAACTTCCGCCAGAGAATACACCATATCCTTTTGTATATCTTGGGGATATGCAGCAGACAGACCGTAATACAAAAACAGAGGTTATTGGTAGCACATTCCCTTCTATCCATATCTGGCACAGCAGCCCAAAGAAACGGGGAACAGTATCAAAGATGCTGAGGGAAATCAAACTTGTGTGCCGGAGGATAGAAAAAACAAAGAATTACTCTTGGTTTGTAAAAAATATGAACCAGAGAATTATCACAGACACTACAACAAAGACTCCACTTCTTCATGGGATTTTGGAAGTGGAGTTTGCTTTTAGTTAGGAGGAAACAGGTATGAATAGATATAAATTACAGTTATTTGCAGAAGCGGTATCTGGAAAGAAAATTGTTTATATGTACAGGATGCTGGCTGATGCAAAGAAGGAGGCAGCTACGCATCTGGCTTTTACTACAGAAAACAGTATTTCTATTAGCAGAGATGCAGATACCACAGAAACCAAAGATGGTCCAATTCGAACACCAGGAAGTGTAGAAATTGAAATTACTACCACAGCACTTTTAGCAGCAAAAGATACGATGATCCAGAAACTTCGTGACGCTTTGGTAAAAGAAGGGAAAGTGGAGATTTGGGAAATCAACCTCGCAGAGGCTGGAACTACACAAAATAAATACAAAGCGATTTATTACCAGGGGTATGTTACGGAGTTCGAAAAGACATCCGGTGCAGAAGATTATGTAGAATGTTCTCTGACCTTTGGAATCGAAGGAACGGGAGCAGACGGAGAAGTAACACTTACGGTAGAACAGCAGGAAATGATTGAATTGTATGGATTTAAAGATATCACAAAAGAAGGAGAGTAAGATTATGATGGAATTAACAATCAATGGACAGGTATATCAGTTTAATGCAGGAATTGGGTTTATGCGTAAGATGAACCAGAGAGCCAGCGTAAAATACGAAGGGACCAGTCTGAAAAGAGACACCGGGCTTACTTACCTGGTAGCAGACCTCATGGATGGAGATATCGAAACTTTGATCCTGACACTCGATACGATGAATGAAGGGAAAACCCCGAGACTGACAAAGAATCAGATCGAAGACTTCCTGGAAGATGAGAATACGGATATTGACAAAGTATTTCAGGATGTGCTGGATTTTTTAAAGAAGTCGAACTGTACAAAGAAGGCAGTTCTGGATATCGAGAAAGCAGTACAGGAGAAGCAAGGGCAGCAGAAGCAGTAGAACCTTTTGAAAAGGTTTACGAGAAGATTGCAATCAGTTGCTTTCGGTATTATGGTTTTACATCCCTGCGACAGGTAGATGATCTGACTTTGAAAGAGTGGAGGATCATGTGCAAAGCAAAGGAATTGCAGGATGTAGACCGGATGTTTTGGCTGCACCAGCAGGCCTTTCAAAATTTCAGAGTGAAAGCTATGAAAAGGGCTGGGAAGAACAGGAAAAAGCCGGTATATTCTACCTTTGATAAGTTTTTCAATTACTCCCGGATGCTTAAAAAAGCAGAGGGAGAAAAAACAGAAGATGAGTTTGCGGCAATCAAGAAGTATTTAAGAGAAAAGGAGAAGTGACATGGCAGAGAGTTTTTCTGTAAAGGCAATTTTATCAGCAGCAGACAGTGGCTTCTCCAAAGCATTTCGGAGCGCAGAAAGTGTTGTTGATAGTCTTAAAAGTAAGGTTAGCAGTGGCCTGGGGTTCGGTATCCTTACAGGAATCGGACAACAGGCTTTTCAAGTGGTAAATAATGGAATAAGCAATATGGTAGGAGAGCTGAATTCTTCCAGTAAGGCATGGAAAACTTTTGAGGGGAACATGGGGATGCTGGGGAAAAGCTCAGGGGAAATCAAACAGGTAAAAGGGGAATTGCAGGATTTCGCTACACAAACTATTTACAGTGCTTCAGATATGGCAACTACTTACAGCCAGTTGGCAGCAGTGGGTACAAAGAACTGTACGGAACTTGTAAAAGGCTTTGGTGGTCTGGCTGCGGCAGCAGAAAATCCTACTCAAGCAATGTGAGCCGTCCCCGTCAGCATAGACACCTAAAACGAAAGAATTCTATCCTGTTCTT